GAAGTAAGCATCCCTGCCAGCTTGCGCTCAAGATACTGCACAGCAGCTTGTCTTTCGCCTTCAGACATTTCGTCGATGATTTCACTCACCATAATGTTTATGGCTAAATCAGCGTTAGCTCTCTGTTTTGCTCCAGCAGACAACGCAGCGATAAGTTTGTTGACGTACTGTGGGTTAGTGACTACCTTGGCAAAAACATTAGGGATATAGAGCGCCGCAGCACCAACACCGATTCCAATCCCTGCAGAACCTGCAGCAGTTCCTCCGACAACGGCAGCGCCCGGAGCTATGCCTCCCTTCAAAAGATTACCAAGACCCTTAGCACCTTTGGCTTCCAAGCCTCTCAAAAACAGAGCGCCTGTGTCTCCTGAGGCAGACTCAGCAGTTTCCCTGATTGCGTTCATCAGCTGATTAAATCTAGCAAAGTCAGGACCAAGGACTTCCTTAAAGATAGCTCGTTGAGTAGGGTTGTCCAGTTGCTTTGCCAATGTTCTGAGTTCTTGGACGTTAGCCACTTGTGACGTCAGCACCTTACTAAGTTTTTCTGAAAGAAACCCTTCCCTGAAAAGCCTGTCGACTTCTTCAAACGACTGCACAGACAAAGTTTCTCCAGCCTTTTTAGAAACAGAGTAAGCTTCTGCCAAGCTCTTCTTGAGTGCCTGAATCTGCTCTAGTCTATTTCCCTTGGCAGCAATGTTACCAAGTGACGTGTAGGCCCCTTTATCTGCTTGTCTTACAAACCCTGCATTAACTTTAGGAGTCATAGCGTTATAAGATCTTCTGTACGCCTCTTTCAGTGCTTTGTAGTCTGCCGCCGCTTTAGGGTCTACCCGCTCTATAGTATTCAGTATTGTTTGCCTGATGACTTCCGCAGCGTCCTGAAGTTCTGCGTGAATATAAGTGTTTCTGGTCGACCCTGATGGACCAAAAGCAGCGTTAGCTCTGTTGGTAAACGACTTGTCGATCATAAGCAGTTCTGAAACTCTTACCTGCCCTGATTTCAAATCTTTAATTCTTTTTACTGTGTCCCTGATAAACTCTAATGTCTCAGGCTGTACTTTGTCAGCTGCTTCACCAGTTAAAGTCCTTAAGTAAGAATCTATAGGGTTAGTCAAAAAACGACTATCAATAGTTTTAAAAGTTGCCGTAGACAAGGCGTTGTTTATTTCGTCCAAGCCCTGACCGTACTGTTTTCTTAAGACTTCTACACCCTCGTCAATCAACATACTGAACGCACTACCCATGTTGTAGGCGTCGTTAGCCATCCCACTAGCGTTCTTGTTGATTAAAAGGTTTAGCTCTTCTACCAGAGCGTTATTAACGGCTTCGATGTTGTCAGCCATCTTTTCTCTGGAGATCAAACCAACAGACGCAATTCGCTCTCTGAAGCCGTCAAGACCTGTCCTTAATACCTGAGAAGGCAACAGAGTTGCGCCTCTGGCCTGCAACAGTCTTTGAGTAGCGGCTAAAGACTCTGCAGAACCAGCAGGCAAAACAGTGTCTATAGCTTCTTGAGCAGCCTCTTCAATAGACTTACCCTGACGCATACGCAAGGCGTACCAAGCAGGCTTAAGTTTAGTTAGGATGCCCATAGTGGCTAAGTCGATACCGACAGACCATAAAGCTGCTTCTATGCCCTCTTTGTAGGCTTCTACGGCACTTGACCCCTTAAGCTGCTCAGATTGTGCAGTACCGTATAAAGTGCCTCCTGCACCTCCTATGACGCTTCCAACAATGGCACCCGGAGGGCCTGCTACCATACCACCAGCGGCGGCTCCTCCTACTGCTCCCGCAATGCTAAAAGGAAGATCCAAATTCTCTTCTAAATAGCTAAGCTCTGGTGCAGGGGGCGGGACAGTATCGTCTACAGTTTCTTCTTCTTCAGGAACAGCAGACTGTCCTGTGTACAGTTCCATCTGAGCTTGGAAACCACTTTTGCTTGGCTCTGAAAGCTTCTGCATTGTCTCTTCAAAAGTACTCATTGTTGATACGCCTTCATAACTTGATCGTAAGTGTACCTACCGTCCTTAACAGCTTGCATGGCTTCTGCTCTGTCCTCTGCAGGTAGACTGTAGAAGTCAGATTCAATTACCATGCCCTTAGCACGTCTGTAGTCATCGTAAGTAGGAGACTGAGCCATTGTAATTGAGTTCTGTAGTTCTCGCTCTGCGTCCTGCAACAGCACACTGAGACGACCAATGTTGACTTGGTTGTTGTCTACGTAGTCCATAATACTCTGAATAGCGTAGTTTCTCTCGCCGTCCGAAATAGCACCAGCAAAGCCTTGAAGACGTCTCATAACTGCCTCTGCCAAGATGCCAGCCAATACACCCTGCTTTTTAGGTATTTCGTTTGAGCCTATAAAACGAAGAAGGGCTTTAGACATCTGCCGTGGAACACCTCCGGTTCTGACTTCTTCAGTAGCCAAAAGATTAATGGCTTCCTGAAGAAGACCTGAAGTTTGCTGAAGCTCGTTCACTCTAAGAGACGCCTCTACTCTGTGACCAGCGTAGTCTGTCTCTAGCTTTTCTCGTCTAGCCATTTCAGGTTTGTCGGTTTGTGCCCTAAAGTCTTTTTGATCGGTACGCTCCAAATTCTGTCCAGTAAAAGGTTTACTTCCGGGGTCAGGTGTAATTGGCCCTCTTCGTGTTGATCCGTCCTTCATTACCATTTCTACTTGAGTATAAGTATCTCCGGTAACTGGGTCCCTAAAGTACAATACAATACTTCTCTGAACATTGGGGTCCTGACCACCATTCTTGAACGAGTCAAAGATTTCTTTAGCTCGTTGTGGGGTAATACCTTCCATCTGTGCAGCACCCCGGAAGTAATCATTTACGTCCTTAGGATTTTCAAAGTCAAAATCAGGGCTAGTCAGTACTTGCTGCAAAAGACCTTCTTGAGTTTGTGTGTCCTGTTCACGCATAAGTTTACGTATGTTTTGAACGTCTTTAGCGCCACCTAGGCCACTAATGTCCTGCAAGAGGTAGTCAGGAACAGCCTGTCCTTCTCTAGCCATTTGTGACGCTACGTCCACGGCACTAGCAAGCTCACCTTTTCTCTTGGTGTCTTTTATTTTAGTAGCCGTAGCCGACACTGCTGAAGCAGCCTGCTGTCGACCCATGGCCCTAAGCTGCTGAGCAATGTTAAAGAGAGCTACGTCGTTGTTGTTTTTTTGAGCTTCGGAAGCTTCCGCCATAAGAGCGTTAAACTCGTCGTTGGCTTTCTTGGACCTGTACTGACCGCCTATGCCTGCAAGGGATTCTCCAACTTGTAACATGCCTCGACCAAAGCTGGGTCGTGCCAGTCCGCTTAATACTTCACTTGAAATCCTAGCCATTTTAAAACCCCTTAAATACTAAATAGGCTTTTTGCGCCGCCACTAACAAGACCACTACCCAAGTCTCCTAGCAAGCTTGCTTGCCCTAAAGAAGAAGACAACAGAGCATTGATAGCAGATGCGTAGCTTTCGCCGTAAGTTTGTGCCTGTTCGGACAGTGCTTGTCGATTGCGTTCAGAAGCAGTCATACCGGGCTCCAGTGCTGCCAAAAGCTGTCCCTGAGGCAAGTAAGAAGCTTCAAGAAGACCGGCAGCTGCCTGACGCTCTCTGTCTTGGTCAGCCCTTGCAAACTCCATAGCCGCTATAGCGTCTTTAGCCTGTTGCTCTTGCTGTGCTTGAGCTAAAGCCAGCTGCTCTGAAGTACCTCCAAACATCGCTGTACGCATCCCTAAGCGTCCTTGAGCAGCTAAACGCTCCTCTAAGTCTAAACGCTCTCTTTCTCTCTGAGGAGCCCTCAACTGCTGCAGACGTTCTAAAACAGCAGTCTCACGGTCTGCAATAGGGTCCTGAGCAGACGTAAACATCGTCGTAGCACCCGACAGAAGGTCTTTACGTAAAGCTTCTTCCTCAGGAGACAACGAAACGCCATAAGTAAACTGACCTGTTTCAGGATCTTGAGTCATTCCGAACTGACTGCCAGTAGCTGTCGTTACTGTGTAAGGCTGAAACTCCAGCATTCCAGAAAGCGCAGGAGCTAAGCCTTCGACAAACTCGCCTGTGTCAGGGTCTGTGTATCCGGGGCCAAAGCGTTCAAAAGCTTCTTGGCCGGTTTTGCCTAGCTTATCATAAGCCTCTTTTATCAGGCCAGCCCCAGCCCCTATACCTAGGATTTCTGCAATAAATTCGTCCATTCTTAACTCCTAAAGAAGCTTTCCTAATAAAGCCATTACGTTAATCTCCTGTAGAGACAAAGCAAAACCGTTGATGTCTGCTTCCATGCCTACTGTAACACTTGTGCCGTAACCCGTAGCGTTTACGTTTCTTCTGCTGGTTACGTTGTCACCTATTGTGTACTCAGCTGTGCTGTTAAATTCACTGACGCCGAACTCACCGCTGATACCACCACCAGTAAGCGGCAGTCTTTCTGTGCTAAACGATGTACTAAAATCATAAGCCCACTTAAGAAATACATCAGAGGCGTTTGAACTAACAATAGTTGGTCTGATTTTCTTAAGTAGTTTTATTCTAGCGGCGTCACCAAAAGTTAGTCCGGGCCCGTAGTACTTAAACCGGTACTTTACGTTGTTATCTTTATAACCTGTGTATTCACTTATGCCGTTGGTAGTACCAATGTACAAAGTACCGTCGTCTAGCCGACCAAAAGAACTAAATCCTGTACCAATCCAACGAGTAACACGGTAAGCACCGTTTTCTAACTGACCTCTGACGTCAAAACAATAGATTACGTCCTGCCCGACAAACGACAACAAATAAAAGTTTTCTTCCGGGCTGTAGACAGACCTAAAGAATTCGTCTTCGTTTTGTAACGAAATGATAATGTCTTTAGTGATGTTCGCAGACAGTGAAGAGATAGGTGCTGACTTCTCTTGTATGGTCCGCCCAATGCTCTTCAGTCCCGTTTGGGACAAGAAGAGAACGTCTGTACCTGTGTTCTGTACAGTATCCCTGTCGACACAACCTACATTTGATATAGTGTCGAGAAGAGACATCTCCGCTGGTCGATCTGCGTTTTGATAAATTACAATACTACGTTTTCCAAAGATCACTAGGAAGCCGTTGTGGGCCGCTAGGGCAACGATCTCGTCATACCCGTCAGGCCATACCTTAGATATATCAATAGAGCCTGAGGTGCCTCCAGACCAGTCATGGCCTATCAGCAGGTCAGACCAGTAAACTGTAGACTTGTCAGTACTAAAGTCAGCAGTCCACAGACGACCATAACCAGCGATTACTTCGTTGCCGTACATTGCGCTGGTAACGCCTGCAGCGCCAGTGACAGTACTGAGTTTTACTACAGACCCGCCAGTGTTGTCGTACACTAGAGGTTCGTGTGCTCTTTGGAAAAAGTATATTTTGTCGTTAAAGTTCACCATCTTCCAGTTGTCGGCACTGATGGTGTAACTAGCAGGAGTTTCGTCTACAAGAGTAGTTGTCCCGCTCATTATTTTGTTGTTGCCTACAGAGAAAACCTTTTTGTTTCCTGCGTCGTCCTTAAACTCTTTTATAGCACGTATAGCTTTGTCTGTGCCTAAAACAGTTTTGTTAGTGGTGATTACGTCGTGACCTTTACGAGCAGCCACACGACCACGCTTGTCGATAACAGCGTTGTCCGCTATCTCAGCAAACGAAGGGTCTTGAGCAATCGGAGAGTCTTCGGTGTTTATGCCTTTGAAACCCGGAGCTACAAGATTAATGCTTTTGAGTTCACTCGCCATATTTATACCGTATGAAATATCATTTCTTCAGGGTGTTTAGCAGCGTCTAAAGCCACAGCGTCTGCTAGTGTTTTGTTAGCAATCTCAAAGTATTCCGACACCGACGTGCCTCCGGTTTCTCCACGCTCACGAGCAAGCAAAGCCAAAGCCATGTTAATGACAGGCTTAGAAGGAACTAACAATACGTCAGCATTGTCACTCAGGTCTGCTTGTCTTTTTACAACGTCAAAACGCAAGTTGTACACTCCGTCTGGTGTTGGTCCCACAAGAACCTGAGTGTCACCGCTGGCGTCTAAGCCGTTAAAGGTGTAGTACTTTGGTGCACCTTCGACAGCCTCTGCTATGTACAGAGCGTTGTTAAACCAGTCCTTGGTTTGATATTCCATAAAGCAGTTCTGTGTGTCATTAATTACGGACATAACTTTTACACTGTCGCCACCACCAGTTAAAGAATAAGTGTTGTCTGAGGCTGTAGTGGAGATAGAAATTGTTGCACGTAAGGCAGACCAGTCTGTAGTCTCTTCTACAATCTGTTTTGCGTCGTTGATGTAGTCACTAACCATGGTTGAGTAAGTTGTTTCTGAAACAGTGCTTACCGTCTCCTCTCGCAGCCTACGTAACACATTGTTCATTAAGTTCAAGTAAGTCATTTACAATTCCTTAGTAATCAGGAGAAAAGACTGTTTTTCAGTTCTTGTTTAACAAATCCGTCCAAAACATTAATTGCTCTTACGGGCGATCTGTACTGTACAGCCACAAAAGGTTGACGCTGGTAGTCAGGCACGGCTGCAAAAAGTCCCCCACTTCTACCACCGCCACCACCTCCGCCGCCACCGGAGCTTTCCTCTTCTTCCTCGTCGGGGTCTTCCGGAGGAGGGGTAGTTGTAGGTGTAACACAATTACCGCTTTCGTCTTCAACAGTACCCTCAGGACACACACATTCGTCCGACCCGTCCGAACTTACAACTTTACCGCTACCTTGTCCTGCACAAGGGTTAGGAGTTCCGGTGCTGACACAAACACCATCTGCGTTTTCAACAGTACCGTCAGGACACTCACACGGACCGTCGCTGGTTTTTCTTACTTTACCACCTGTGCACTCATCAGGGCCGTCTGGTGCTTTATAACAAACCTCACTAAACGACTCTTCTTGTGAACCGTCGCTATACGTTGTTACTAAAGTTCCCCCTTCTGGACCACGAGTTTTACAATAGGCAGATACGTATACTTTTGTACCACATTCATTTGGATTTTCTGCAGCATATACTGGATCATCACAAGGGTTTGGAGGAGTAGTACCACACTCGTCTGGATTTTCTGAAGCGTAAACTGGATCATCACAGGGGTTAGGAGCAGTGCCACACTCTGTTGGGTTTTCTGCAGCATATACTGGATCATCGCACGGATTCGGAGTAGTGCCGCATTCTGTTGGGTTTTCTGAAGCATATACTGGATCATCACAGGGGTTTGGAGTAGTAGTATCACATTCTTCTAAAGTATCAGCCATAGTCCCGTCAGGACATTTAACTTGAGTTATGGTGTCTTTTTTAACACAGACGCCTTCTTCGTTTGGTTCGTATCCTTCTAAACAATCACCACAAGAACTGTCCGTAACGTCGTCTCCAGCAATATGCTGTTTGTTTTCTTCTAAACATTCTTCAGCGGTTGGTCCATTGTCTCCTATGTCGGTGTCTTTTGCAATGCAATTTCCTGCTGGATCTTCTTCAAACCCGTCCAAACATTCACCACATTCTGAAGAATCAGTTACTGTACCGCCTTGTCTTGACTTTTCTTTACCACAGTCATAAGAACCAACTTCAGGTTTATCTACGCACTTTCTCTGAGCGGGATCATAAAATTTGTTAGGGTCTATACACTCGCCACAGTTGCCGTCTTCGTCTGCTGTGTACCTCTCTGAATCTTGACATTCCTGAGACGACGTAAACGGTATAATTGGAACGCCTATGGTATTGTTAACTTTATCTTTAAAGTACTTGTCGTAGATTTCTTCGGCAAGGATGTAACCTCCGCCAACTAAAATACTACCAATTGTTCCTAAAACATCGTCAACACTGACTTCACTAACGTCTTTAAAGATCCCTTCTATTTTTTTACTGACAGTCTCTGCGATGTCTCCCATAACTTCTTCAACAGAAGTCTCGCCCCTTAAGACTTTTCCAATGTCGTGCCCTACTTCTTTAATGGCTTTTTCAATGTCACCAACTGTTGCTCCCTTAAAGATACTACCCAAGGGTCCGGGCAGAGGGAAAGGCAAACCAATGCCGACACCGACAGTTACACACTCTCGTACCCACTCAGGAAGTCCAGTTCCTCCCGGTACTGATGTAAAACCACAAGGGTCTGTAGAAGAAGCCGACGCCGTTTTATTAATGATACCTTCTAGTGTTCCCCAAGGGTCGTCTATAGCTTTGCCAAATACAGCCTCAAGTTCCTTTAGTTTTCTCTCAGCGTCGTCGACGGCTTCCTGCCCGTACTTTTCAATAAGCTCCCTAAGGTTAGGGTCTTGCTCTTCTGTAGTGTCATCATCTACGTCGTCATCGTCTTTTGACTCAAGCCCTGCCTCGTATGACCCAATTACGTTATTTTTATATTCATTCCATCCCGGCATGTCTGACAAAAATTCATCATCAAACGACTTAAGATCATCAAGATTGGCATTTCCATTAGCTATATCGTCAAGAAGCTCCTTCCATGCTTCAGCTTGCTCTTGCCTGTAAATGCGATCTATATCATCTGTATCCTGACCTTCTTCATAAAAATCAGCAAAAATTTTATTAAGAAGCTCACTAACAAACTGCGCCCAATCGCCGCCGTCATCAAATGTGTCGTTCTTGTATTCCCACGTTCGAGTTGCCATTACTTACCGCCCTTCATCTTCATCAGCTTGTCAGCACCACGTATGCCAAAGCTGGCTGTGACAGCAACAAACAACAAGTACTGGTAGTACTCAGGCAACTTGTCTAACTCAGTAAACGCAATGCCTACCCGCTGCATAATACTCAGGTCGTCCATAGCTACTCCGTAGCAAACTGCTAGTAAAGGCAGGGAAAGAACAACGGTAAACCATTCGTCTTTCCATGACCTTCCACTGGCTTCAGCCATGTGCTGTTCCCACGTAGCCGTGTTCTCAATGACTTTCATCTGAGCTACGTGCTTGGCTTGTGACTTTTCGTGTCTGTTAGCGATCCAGTTATGAGCCAAGTTTGCAATAGGTCCAACAAGGGCTGTCCACATAACTTACTTGCCCCTCATCTGTTTTACAGTTTCAGTTTCCCAGATGCGTATACCTGTCCACACGATTGTGAACAAGGCCGCTACTGCGGGTAACAAGCCAGCCAAAGCGCCAACTCCAGTTGCTACAGAAATTGTGTCTACTACTTCTTTCATTCCGTCATCTGCCATAGTTATGCGCCTTTGATAAATAAAGCTGTACCGTATATCACACCGGATGCAACTGCTACTCCTACAACTATAGCAATCACGTCAGCTATCTTTTGTCGCTGTTTACGTTGGTTGTATATTGCCGTCTGGCGGCGTACACGTATGTCCCTACGTAACTGCATCATTTCTACGTAAGTCTCTTTACCGTATGCCCAGATAATCAACTCACGTATGTGCTTCTCTTGTTCCTCCAGCTTCTTGCGAGCTATGGTAGCGTTTAGTGCTTCTTCTTCTACTGAACCACCACTAAACAGCTTCTTAAAGATTGGAGGGTTTTCTGATTCCTTTTCTGCTTGTTTTATGTCTGATGCGTAGCTAAACCATTTGCCTAACTGTTGAGCAACCTGTTCAATCTCAGCACCTTTGTTTACTAAAAGTTGTACGCTTCTGAACGACGAAGACGCTAGTGCTACAAGAGAAAGCGGGTCCATTCATTTAAGGCTTCGTAGGCCAAGTTATGGTGCTAGGAAAGCCAGACTGCTGTGGCACATCCCTCAACGCCTGACGGTACGTTGTCATCTCTGCCGACATAGTGACATCAGACAGTCCGTAGTGATCTGTTTCCTTCAACAGTTCATCCCGTGTAGCTCGTTCTGCGGCTTCTAGAGCGGCATTGTCGGCGGCAACTCTGGCGTCCTTTTGCTCTTGGACAGTAACAGTGACAGTTTCTGTGCGGTCATAACTGTCATTGTCTTCTCCGGCAAGCTCGTTGCCATCAGAATCTAAATAACGCTCGTAACTATACTCTTGAAACATATCTTGTTCTGTCCACGCCTGTACCCAGTTGCCGTTAGCGTCCTGTACAGCACCGTTGCGGACTACTGACTTGTAACTGTCGCTAGGGGCTGGTGCAGGTGCCGCTAACACAGGATCAACACCCAGTGCGTCACACACGTTTGCATTCCATACTTTAGGCAGGGACATATTCTTGTTGTCATTTCGGATTTGGCCTTGAGTTTTAACCTCACCCGTTGCTCGTACTCTGTATTCACTCATAGTTGATATTCCTATGCGATTGCTAAAAATACCCAATCACCAGTAAGTATGCCGCTTGTTAGCGTAAAGCCTGCTGGAAGAGGATCAATATAATCTTGGGTGGTAATCTGAGCGTTTGAGCCGTTAAGTAATAGATAAGGATCATTTCCTGCAACAATACCTCGCACAGAATCCCACAAAACCCATTGACCTGTTGTGTTTGTTCTTTTTAATAACACAAACCTAGCGCCATTTGTGAAGCCGCAGTCAACGTCCTGTGAAACTTGAGACGGCCTATTAAATCCTCCAACTTTTGATATGCCATCTACTGATGCAAATAGATAGGCTATGTATGTAGATGAGCTTTGGTTTACGTTATTGTTGCTCGCCACAGTGAATACGCTGTCTGTTGGGGATGTACTATTCCATAAACCAACCCCTGCGGCGGAGCTGGTAAATTCAAGTTTTTTAGTATTTCCTAGATACTCTGAATATATCTGCCAATTATAGCCGGCGCTTTTTCCCTTGATAATCATAAGCTCTGGGGCAACGCCTAAATTATGGCTAACCGTTCTGTTTGCTCCTGTTCCCGTATAATTTACAATATCAAAAAATCCCGGCGCTCTGCGGAACGCATAATAAACACGATCATTGCTCCAAGTGATTAAATCTTCTGATATAGCTTCACTTGTATCCCACTTTACCCAGTTATTAGTGTTTCTATCTTCTGTGGCGGTGCTGTTGGTACTTAAAAAATTACCTGTTCCCCGTAACCTATCTGCCCAATACCACTGACTAGAAGTGTCGTAAACTTTCAATAATAAAGAATCTACGTTAAAGCCTGTATTAACTGTCCGATCTTCTCCTGAAGAGCTATTGACCATTGTTTCTACATGAAACAAATCAGTAGCCTCAAACTCTTCTGCTGGCTTGTGGGGTCTGCGGATGGCTACGTAGACGTAATCTTCGCCGTTTTCATTGGGATCATTAGCACCACCGCCACCAGCCGAAACAGTAAATCCTGTAGCTGTAGGCCACCACTTTTTACTTCCTGTGCCGCCTCCAACAGCTTCTGCATCGGTAGTATTAGCCTCAAAAAATTCTGTATCGTCGGATACTGGAGCGCCCCGCATTATGTCGCAAAGCATCCAGTTGTTACCAAAATCGTCAGCGTTTTTAAATAAAATCCACTGAGGCTCAAAGCCTAATGTAATTTCTTTTGTCCCGCCGTTACCCGTGTAGCCCCCACACTTAATAATTGACTCGTCGGAGTCTGTGCCAAAATCTTGCTCGTCGTGTGCGAATAGGTAAGCAACATACGACCCGTTATTTGCATTAACTAGAGTGTTATTACCAAGAGTAAACTCTGTTGACGTAGGCGCAGTATCATTCCAATAGGTATTGGAGTCGCTTGTTTCTTGGGTTGTGCTTAAATGAAGATATTTATCTTCTGGATTCGTTGCATCAAGAGACCGGTGATAAACTATAAAGTTTCCACTTGAATCTGTTCTTTTAACAACAATCATTCCGGGGGTTGAACCTAAGTTATGGCTAACAGTGTTTCCTGCCGTGCCATTACCCGTATAGGTTACAACATCAAAAAATCCCGGTTGCTTTCTAAATGTCCACGCAACAAAATATTCGTTGTCATCGTTAAGTCTAGTGTCATCATCAATTTCAAAGCCATCTCTAAATTTAACTAGTGAGTCAGTATCGTTGGTTTGGGAGCCAGTCGAGCTAGTTGAAATGTAATATGGCGCACCCCTTTCCGTGTCAAACCAATAATGGTTTGTAGTATCAGTTCTTGATTTTATCCACACCAAGCCACCTTCTCCAGTGGTTAATGTATCTATCGGAAGGGCTTCTGAAGGCGGAGTAAATGATTCTGTATATCGGCACTTGCCTCTAGTAATTCTGAAGTCATCTATATAACCATTAAAAAAATATGAACCGCCTCCCCAAGCGCCAACTCTAGGCGTATAGGTTGTGGCCTTTTGAACCCCGTCAGGGACAGAAATAGTATCTGAGTCAACAGATGATCCATTGATCCATATATTTACTGTATTGCCATTTCTTGTTGCGGCAACGTGCGCCCACTGGTTTGTAGGAACGGTTCCACCGTTTAAACTTGCTATATAGGTTGAGCTATCATCATTGTCATTTAAATAAAGTTGCAACGATGCACTGCTATTAATGAAAAACTGGATAGGATGAGATGCAGAATAGATATAGTTATAGTTAGTTTGACTCGTCACATACACCCAAGCCTCAATTGTAAAATCCTCATTTCCTTTTGGCTGATTATCGCCGGATATTTCTAGATGCTTGTTTGATCCAAATAGCATTGAGCCAGTGCCATATTTTTTCACTGAACTACTAACGGTTACGCTCGTGTTTGAGATTGTGTTTGCTATTGGTGCAGAGTCGGCAATTGAATCGCCGGTTAAATGAAGAGACGTAAAATCAGTTGGATGATCTGCCAACGAAATTCCATTATGAATGGTTTCGTATTCATCAGCGCCACGCCAAAGATGAATATTAAAAACATCATCAACGTAAACAGCGTCACCACCAGCGTTACCAGCGGCGGCTTGCAGTAGTTTATTAGCTACGCTCATGCCATTGCCTGCCCTGCAGTAAAGCCGTAGTAGTTAGTGCCACCGTCATAAGTAACAAATACAAAAACATCAACACCACCTGACGTCGTAGTAAGCGTAGGCGCTGTAGCCGCAGGCCAATCAACACTAGAAGGCCATGTGATTGTTCTGGCTGTAGAGTCTTGAACAACCTTTAACGTAAACGCAGACACCCTTCCTGACGCCGCAGGGTTGCTAAAGGTGTACGTTACGTTTTCTGATAGCGTATGAGTAAAGTTGTCGCCGTCTCTCAGGTTAATAGTTGCGGCACCAGAGCTAGAAGTAATAGCTGTAGAGTTCTGCTCAGTAACGGCAGGCTCTTTGGATAGCTCAAGCATTAGCTCAGTAGTCGATATCGCAATACCAGCTACAACAGCAGGTACATCAGG